TCTCATCTCATCACCTTGAGCTTCTTCAATAAGAACAGTACCATCATCACCTGCTGCCATTACAGCATTAACAACAACTCTAGCAATGCGTTTATCACCGTTAGCTGAGATAGTGGCTACATCGATAAGTTTAGATTCATCAGATACATCTTTAGCTTGAGATTTAATATAAGGAACAATTACTTCTTCATATAAAGTATCTAGTTCATTGATAATTCTTTGTGGATTATATTTTTTATTACCTTTAACAAATTCATGTCCATATTTAGTGATAGCATCTGCTAATACGATTGCTGTTGTCGTACCATCACCTGCAGATTTAGCAGTATTAAGACAGATTTCTTTAGCAGCTTCAACAACAACATTATATTCAGCTTTATCTAGACCTAAACTCTTAGCAACAGTAACTCCATCTTTTGTAGCAAGTGGAGCCATACCTTCACGCTCAATGAGAACAGTACGACCACCAGGTCCTAATGTTGCTCCAACGATAGAAGCCATCTTGCTTAATGTTTCACCAACAATTTTTGACAATTGTGTGTCATCATGAATAATATCTTTACTTTTACTTTTTTCGTATAATTGCATGTTATTTTATTCCTTTTGATAAATTATCTAATTTCCATAGAGGTTGTAAATTACTATAATGACATACTTCTAATAATTCATCTCTATTTTCTAAATTATACTTACCCATTGGTTTTATATGGTCAATATGCCATTCACCATAATTTTTCCAGGTCATATTGGGTTGAAATTTAGATTCTAAATATATTTTAAGTTCTGATATTGAGCAACCTAAATCATTAACAGCCGAACCAGATTTAAAATTACCTTTAATAGCTTTTCCTAATCGTCTTCTTAGAACATTAGCTAATTTAGCTTGTATATCATATCTATATCTATTTCTTTCTCGTTCATTAATGTGATCTCTATTTTTCGAGTTCCATTTGATATTTCTTTCTTTTTCTGCTTCTTTATTATTCTTCTTATAATTCTTTAATCTTAATTTTTCTCTATCTTTGTTTTCAATATAATATTTCTTAGCATATTCTTTCATATAACATGATTTACACTTATCTTTACAATATATGTTTTTCCCACAATTACACACTATCTATGCCCTTTTGATGTTCATCTAATATTTTCTTATATCTTTTCATTTTTGATAAATTAGGTTCAAACCCATGAAAAGTATGACCCAATTTTAAAGCAGCCTGTAGAGAAGCTGAAGTTCCACAATACGGATCAAATATCACAGAGCCAGGAAGAACGTCTGTCATCCTGATTAATAGTTCAGCTAAGTCTAATGGATATGCTTCTTCTAAGGATCCTGTCTCTACTTTCCATAGATTACCAGAGCATGAGATACTCTCATCTAATTTAAGATATTCTTGAATAGGGAGTCTATCTAACTTCCATACTTTTCCATTACAAAAATGAAATACATATTCATGTGAGTTGACTAGATTAGACTCACTTCTTTTTCCAGGAAGCCAAGACTTCTCGATAATGATATTATCAATATGGGTAAACCCTTCATCGGCAAAAGCTTTAGCAACTTCAAAGGGACGTGCTTTATCTTCATTAGGAGCATAGCAAATTACAAAGACAACTCCATTTTTAACTGTATTAGTTTTAAGTTTCTTTGCTAGTTTTTGAACTCCATCTAAAGAATAACCGTCTCTTTTGCGGATAGGTATCCTAAAGATAGATATTTCGATGTTAGCAGGCCAAATAGCTAAAGCATCCAATGGACTTACATTAGCTATTCTAATATTTGTGGAAAGCAAGTTTTGTATATCCATAAGACCTTATTATACTTAGGTGTTAGAATCTAGTTCTTTTAAGACTTCTTCATCAAAAGAGTTAGAGTATTTTCTATATCTTAATTCTTCTGTTGCTTCTTTTAGTGTATAAATAGCTTTATTCATATTTGATATTTCACTCATATCTATTTTAAAAATAAAATTATAAATAGTATCATATTCAAACATATCATAATTAGGTCCAGAAGAATAAATAGATCCATATAGAGAGTCTGAGTTAATCTTAGGGTGTTTTGTTTGATTAGTTATGTTACTAAATTTTTCAAAATATTTATAATCTTCTGCTTTACAAGAACAATATATTGTTAATTGATAATGTCCATGTGAATTTGACTGATATTCAGTTTTATTGACTATAATACCTATATACCTCAAATATTCACCAATTGCCTCGATTGCTATTTGTTGGTGAGAATATAGATTATCTCTATCCATTTTAGTATCATACATTGGTGGGAAGTTAAAATTCATTAGTAACCTCTAGCTTGACGATCAAAGTTTTCTTGATTCTTAGTAACATATAACTTTTCAAAAGTATCTCCGTCAATACCTAAGGCTAATCCTATATTCATAAAGAAGTGAAACATATCTATGTATTCATAGTAAGTTTCTAATTTATCAGCATCATCTTTAAATCCTGCAAGTTGTTCAGGAGAGTAAGTCTTCCACTCTTTAAAAGGAAGTCGCTCCAAGAGCTCAGCAAATTCTAATGATATATTTCTCCATTGATTAGAAATATCATTTACCTTTTCTTTATGGCTAGCAGTGTCATAGTTGAGTGCTCTACCTTTCTCAGCTAAATGCCGTTGCAAGGATAGTTGCATATTAAACATATCAACGATTGGATTGTCTAATTTTTTAATGTTGTCATTAAATAGGTGAGAGCAAGTGTTCTCTGGGTTTAAGCTCATTGTTATCTCCATAGTCGGTCATTAATAATCCTAAAAGATGATCTATTTCATGTTGTATTACTACAGCAGTAAGATCTGTGAATTCTTTTTTATTATACATGCCATATCGATCTTGCCATCCGACTTCAACTCGTGTAACTCTCGCATTAGTATTGACAGTCTTACCCTTTAAAGATAAGCACCCTTCTGGAAAGGGGAGTATTACAGTTGATTTGATCAGTATTTGTGGATTAAACATGATTCCAGAGAAATCCGGTATATCAATTGTAATTATTCTTAAGGGTTTACCAACTTGATTGGCAGCTAACCCTAATGCTTTATGAGCTTTCATAGTTGTCATCATACTCATTGCAAAAGCGAAATGATCTGATGGTCTTACATCACTACATGCGGTTCTTAAAGACGGGTGCTTGTCGTTCAAAATTTTTAATATCATGTTTGTAATTATACTAGTATTAGTCTAAGACTAGACTATTCTAAGTCTAGACTAGGTTAGTTTATCGGCATACGAATTTTACCTAACGATCCTAAAAGTAGAGTCAAATCACTTCACATAAGTATAACAACTTTATGGAAAATGTTAAAGAGCAGCGAAATTTATATAAAAAGAAACAATATCAACTAAATAAAGATAAAGCAAAAATATACTATATAAATAATAAAGAACAAATAAAAATTAAAAGAAAAAGATATTATGACTTAAATAAAGAAAAAGAGAAGAATAAGGTTAAGTTATACATGTTAAAAAACCCTGAAAAACATAAAAAGAACAAGAAAAATTGGCAAGCACTTAATCCTGGAAAAATGAGAGCCTATACTGCAAAACGAAGAGCAGTTATTAAAAGATCAACTCTTAATAGTGTAAGTGGTAATTATTACAAACAAATAGAAGCTATTTATAGACTTGCTAGTACATTGCAAAAACTAAATAATATTAAATATCATGTTGATCATATAGTTCCGCTACAAGGTAAAACTGTTTCTGGTTTACATGTGCCATGGAATTTACAGATTCTAAAAGCAGAAGATAATTTAAAGAAAAGTAATTTTTAGAGTGTTTTAAGTGGAAGATTACTTATTCCTAATATCCTTACAAAGGTCATATATAAAGACAAAGAAAAATATATCTCAGCTTCTATAAAATAAAGTCCTTTATATTTACTACTTACTCCTAAATCATTAATAATATGAACCATATCATTATCAATTCTAGTAATAATGTATTTTTTGTTTGCTGTTATATTTTCAACTATTTTATAGGGAGTGACAACTACCATATGAACTTCTAAGTTTGGTAGAGATAAGTTCATTAGATATCCTTATCTGATATCTTAACACTTGCTTTACTAGGTTTTGCTTTAGTTCTAAAATCCCATCTAGCTTTAGATCCACGACTATCTACATGAGTAAAATTGTCATATCTTCCTAGACCATCGAATCTACTCTCACATGCATCTTGAACCTCTAAAGGTGTCATATCTGCAATAACAATATCAGTTGCATTACCTATCATGTGTTGAGAGTGAGTCTCTCCACCGACAGCTTTATTGTGTTCTGGACATCTATAAGCAGAGTTGATATGAATAGAAGCATTTAGATCATCACGTAATTTCTGTAACTTAGCTACATGATCTAAGTTTATAAGAGTATCAGGACATTTTCCGCATTGGCAAAAAAACTCTTTAACTTTAAAATTGGCGGTTAATTGAATGTTACCATCTTTACTGTTATTAAATTTTTTAATACTCATATTTACTCCAAATAGCTAAAGATATATCCTTTAACTTGTTTCCATTCACCTTTTAATACATTATGAATCCCAGTTCTAGTAGTATTTGTTATTCTAGATGCTTCTGATATAGAATTATAAATGTTATTATTTTGATCTTTTATTTTTTTAAAAATACGTATTTTAGTTAAGTGCTTTAATCTATTAGGGTTTTTAGCAACTGCTGACATTTTTTGTTTACTTAAAATAGATCTTTTTGAACCAAGATGTACAATTAACATTTTTTCTTTAGCACTTTCTGAGCGCTTTCTACCAGTGCTTGCTTTACTTAATTTCTCTCGTGTTATTTTAGTTACTTCACAATTTAATCCACCAGGTGTTAGATTGTATCCCTTACTTAAAGTATTAAGTTTAGATATCCAGTATTGCTCTTTTTCGTTTAACTCATTGATATTACTAGCATTATCTATAATCTCAGTTGTGAATTCATCTTTTCCATATTTTTTAATGGCATTACTTATTGCTGATTTAGAAGAAGTAATACCATTACAACAATGCTCTAACCATCGTTTATTAAAAGATCTAGTAGTTTGACCTACATATTGCTTTCCATTAATTTTATTTGTAATAAGATATATAATCATAGAGCTATTATATCAAAGATTTAGGCATTAAATGATGGTTACATCATTAGTTATTTCTCTATACCAATCTATTCTGCTATTTGCATGTCTAGAAAGCATAGAAGATCCTTGAAGAATATAATCTATAATGAGAGCTTCAGTCTTAAGCCCTTGTTTTCTAAGGGATCTACCTACAGCTTGGATGACTGGACCTTTGGAAGCTATAAATTGGGCCATAATTAAGACATCTACATTCTTAGTATCTGTCCCCTCTGATATCTTGCCCCCAGTACCTATAAGTCCAGCTATAGTTCCAGCATTAAGCTGTTCAACATAAGATTGGCTAGCCTTATCAGTCCCTTGAGCAAAAGGAAGTCCAAGTTGTTTAGAGAGTTCTTCTCCATGAGCTACTTCTCCAACGAGACATAGAACAGATTTGCCTTGGGATATGTAATATTGAATATCGTTTAATATCTGTGTTTTTGTTGTTGCATTATTTAAAACATGCTCTTTATAACACTTAAGTTTATCATGCTTAAAGTCTGTGCCAGCTGTTGCTACATTTTTAACTATAAACTTTGGCTTAGCTAGGAATCCGTTAGCAACTCCCCAAACTACATCTCTCTTAATAAGTACATCACCACAAGCAGCATTGATCATTATATCTTTACCATCGCTTCTATAATCAGTAGCACTCAACCCATATATTCTTCCAACATCTCCAAGGGCAACAGCAATATCAATAAATGTAGAGGCAGGTGTATGATGACATTCATCAAATATAATAAGCCCTAGATCTGCTTTCTTAAACTCTTCAGTAGCTTTAATTACACTTGCAGCAATTCCTACAGTTATATTCTTTATCTTCTTCTTTCCACCACCATAAAAACCTATCTGATCATCACCATATATTTCACTTAGCTCTTTATAAAATTGTTTAGCAA